TTATGAAAAAATGCTCATAACCTTTTAAAATCGGGGCTTCTTAAAAATCGTCAAAAATTTTCGTCAAAAAACTAAAAAATACTTTCTACTATGCCAGTGGCCTTTTTGATCATATCATCATTAACATGAGAGTAAGTTTTCATAGTTTGATCTACTGAGTGACCTAAAAACTGAGCAGCTGTTTTAAAATCAACTCCATTGGCAATTAATTTTGTAGCATAAGTATGTCTTAATTCATGCACGGTAATATCAACTCCTTTTAATTTGATTAATCTATTTATACAGATGCTGACACTATCCGTATTACCAAAGTTAAAAAGTCTACTATTTATATTAACAACTTTTTTATCTTTTTTCAATTCAGATAAAGTTTTTCCTGAAATAGGTACCTTTCGATAGGAATTTTTACTTTTAAGTGATCCATATCCATACTCAGTTTCTTCAATCTGTTTCCATTGTTTATTTATATTTAAAGTATTATTAACTTCATCTATATCTTTCCACGTAAGCCCTAATATTTCGCCAAGTCTTAACCCACATTTTAAAGCTAATAATATTATTAAGTAGTATTTTTTATGTCTTTTATTATTCTTAAATGACTCCAATAAATAATGTTCTTCTTCCAGGGTTAAAGCTCTTTTATCTGTGTCTTGCTTAGATTTATTATATTTTAATTTTTTAGTTGGTAAACTAGAAATTATTTCATATTCATCCATGGCAGCTTTAAAAATAGTATTTAATTTTCTTATATAGTCTTGAATAGTATTAGGGTTCAATCCTTCACGTGTAATATTGTCTACAATGGCTTGTAAGTCAAGAATGGTTATTTTCTCCATTGGTTTATTATCTATAGCTGAGAAACGATTTATGACAGTTTTAAAGGCAAGTATAGTATTAGTGGTTCTATGTAACTCTAAATGATCTAAATACTTTGTGGTAAAAGTTTTAAATGTCATTCCTAATAAAGCGGGATCTACATTGTTTTTTACTATTTTTTTAAGCTCTTTCAGCATTTCATCCATGGCAGCTTGTGCATCTTGCCTTTTCTTAAAACCTTGCTTACTTTTAGTTTTCCACTTATTGCCTACCTTATAAGTTATTATATATTGATAACCTTTATCTTTTTTTCTTATAAGTGTAGAATATTGCAAGGTAACACCTCCTTAAAATCTTTTCATTATTCCAAAATTAGGTTCAAAATATATTATATAACTATCTATTTCAAATAGAACTCCATATTTCTCTTTATAATGCTGTATAGATGATTCTAAAAAATCCTCTGTAACCTCTAAATACTCAGCCATTTCATAACGATTTTTAGTACCGGCATTGAAAGCATTAATAATGTCAATAATACCAACTAATTTTTCATACCCCCAATTTCTTGCTCTTTTTTCTTGTTTTAAATTAGATATATTAGAATTGTCTAGTATATTACCACTTGAGGTATAATGATGACCTAGTTCTTCCGCAAGAATACATCGTTTTTCTTTTAATGTCTCTATGTTTTTATTTAATGCTATTACATTATCTCCATATAGACCTTTGCATTTACCTTTAAATTTCATTTCAATAACTTCTACCCCTTGGCTTTCAGCTTCATATAAAAGTTTATTATACGTCATATGAACCCTCCATTTTGTCTATTTTTTCTTTTTGGATATTATAAATTTTATGAAATTCTCTATATCTTCTACATCCTCATCTGTAAATTCTTCTCCTTCAAAATGTGCAGCCAAAGTTTTAATTTTATTTTCTTGTTTCTCAGTAACTTCTTCAATCCCATATTCATCAGTAGCTTCTTTTACCATGTTGTATATTTTTTTTACGGAATTGAGTGTCATATCCAATTTCTCTTCTGTGTTAAGCAAAAAGTCAGTTGAAACATTAAAAAATTCTGCTATTTTAATTAATACTTCATAACTGGGTTTTCGGGCATTAGTTTCATACATTCCTACCATAGAAGTAGTAACTCCTATGTTTTTCCCTAATTCTTCTTGTGTTATATTTTTACTCTTTCTTAATTTCTTTATTTTATCTCCTAACAAAATAATCACCTCAAATATATTATTATCACTATTAGTATTATAACCTGTGGTTGTAATAATATCAATACAACTAATAGTGATAATTAGAGCTATAAGAAGTAATGTAAAGAAAATAGCACTTAATTTCTCACTAATGGTTATAATTGCATTTGATTCCTATAACTGTTAGTTGTAATATATACATAAAGCAAATTGAAACGAGGTGATAGATTTGGCAAACCACATTACAACTCTACGGAAGAAAGCCGGATTTGATACAGCCAAAGAAGCTGCAAAGGCTTTAAATATAAGTAATGGTATGATGTATCAGATGGAAGGTGGCTATAAGACTCCAGGTTCACAGCTAGCAATTAAAATGTCCAAGCAGTTTAATTGTACATTAGAAGATATTTTTTTACCTTTTAATACAACTAAGAGTTGTATTAGATTATAAAAAGATGAAAGGTTGAGATTAGAATGGACAAACTTTTAACTAAAAAGGAGTTAGCCAAAAGATGGCAGGTTGCAGAAAAAACGATTGATAACTGGAGGGAAAATGGTGTTTTAACGCCGTGCGGTGGTATACCAGCTATAAGATTTAGCTTACAACATATAGCAGAACTAGAAGGAACTAAAGTGGAAAAATTTTCTCCAATAGAAAGAAGAAGACTTGAAATAGAAAATGAAAAGTTAAAACAAGAAAATGAAAAGTTAAAAGGAATATTAGCAAATGTTTTATCTGAAGTATCTAAGATTATTAATTCATAAGGGATAACTAAATGGAAAAGGTAATTTTAAGTATAGAAAATAGACAACCTGTATCAGCATAAGCAGTAAAAGGAGGTATATTCATGGAAGAACTAAGGCAAAAACTATACAAATTTATAGAACAATATGGATTAACAGATACAAGAACAATAGAAGTAAGTCAAAAACTAGATAAATTAATCATAAAAAACATGAGCGACAAATTAAGAGTGGTGTAGAAATTGGCTAAAGTAAAATAACAATATTTTTAATACCAGTTCTTGTATCGCTAATTAATATAGTTTGGAGAGGTGGTAAAGATGGATAAAAACTGGTGCGTATTGTTAATAGCAATATTAAGAGAAAAGCCATGCACCAGAGAACAGGCTGTAGAACTTTACGACAAAGGTAAGTTTGCTAAAAATAGAAAAAAGCCTAAAGAAGATTTAGAAGACATGGTTAAATTAAGAGGGTTTTTATCACTTCAGGAAATTGCAGAAATATATTGCAGCACTGAAAGCTCTGTGTGCCAAATAATAAATAAATTTAAAAAAACAGCTCCATGCCAGGAGCCGAACAATTAAGTTAAAATACAATACTTAAATTTTAAATGAGATTGGAGGATTTGTAAAGATGATGAAAGATATAGTAGTTGCATTATTAACTACAACTATAGATAGATATTCAGACTTAAAATGCGATAGAAACTGGTTACCCAAAGAAATGGTCATTAAGGATTTAACAGGTATTTTAGATTATATAGCAGACTTGAAAGAAGCGGATAGACAACCTATAACAGTAGTTTTAAATGACAATACAAATATAGCAGGGCTGGAAGAATATATAAAAGAACTTGAAGAAACATGTGAACGTAACAATGAAATCATAGGACAGCAATGGGAGAAAATAAATAAGCTTAAGAATGACAACCGTATGTGGCAAAATACTTGCAACTCACTTAGAGAAAAGTTAGAAAACATGGAGGGAATAAAGTGAAAAGTAGTAATTATATAAAACTCCATGAAAGAGATATTTTGACCTTGAAAATAATTAACAAACAATTAGAAAAACGTATTAATTATAATAATGCAAAGATAGAACAATTAAGAAAATACAATAGAGAACTTAAAGGGAGGAACTAATAATGGTAAATTCAATTTTATTAAAAAATTTGAGCCTAAAAAACTTTAAGGGCATAAAAGATTTAACTATAGATTTTGGTGAGATAACAAACATATTCGGGGAAAATGGAACAGGGAAAACTACTATCCAGGATGCATTCACATTTTTACTATTTGATAAAGATAGTAAGGATTCAACTAAGTTTGATGTACAGCCATTAGATGAAAACAATAACCCAATTCATAACTTAGAAACAGTTATCGAGGCAATACTAGATATTGATGGTAAGGAAGTAGTTTTAAAGAGAGTATATAAAGAAAAATATAGTAAGGTAAGAGGTACTGCTAAATTAGATTTTAAAGGATATGAGAGCCAGTATTATGTTAATGAAGTACCTAAAAAGGTAAATGAGTATAAAACATTTATAAGCGAATTACTAGATGAAAAGCTATTTAAATTAATAACTAACCCGCAATATTTTGCTAGCTTATTATGGAAGGACAGAAGGGCCATTATAACAGAGATTGTTGGGGATATGGATTGTAATAGTGTAATTAATTCTAAAAAAGACTTAGAACCATTAAGAAAGCATTTGAACGATAATACAGTTGATGATTTTGTAAAAGCCAATAAATCTAAAATTAATCAACTTAAAAAAGATAGAAATCAGATGCCAAGCAGGATTGATGAAGTAAATAATTCAATCCAGGAATTTGACTTTGATGGACTTGACATACAAAGAAGGGGAGTAATTGCAGGCATTAAAAATATAGATGAACAATTATTGGATAAGAGTAAAGCTAATGAAGGGTTATTTAAATTAAAGACAGCTTTACTGGAAAAAAGACAGGAACTAACAGAGGCTGAATATAAGTTTAAGGCAAATGTAAATAAGCCAAAATGGAAGTTGAAGGAAAGATAAGAAGTACAGAGATAAACATAAGACATTTGAATATGAACATAAATGAATTTGAGAAAGAAGTAAAAAGAAATCAGGATCATATAGATAATACACTTTTAAAAAGAAATAACTTATTAAATGCATATAAGGAGATTAAAAATTCTAAATTTGTGTTTGATGAAGCAACTTGTATATGTCCAACCTGTAAAAGAAAATTTGAAACAAGTGATATTGAAGCTAAAAGGGAAGAATTAGAAGGTAATTTTAATTCCAATAAAGCTAAAAAGCTAAAAGGAAAATATAGCAGAAGGTAAATCTACTGCGGCTAAGATAGAAGAATTAAAAAGTAAAAATGAGAGTTTAAATAAAAAAATAGAAGATGAAGAAAATATGTTAGCAGCAACTAAAAAATCTTTGGAGACACTTCAAGGCAAATTAAATAGTTTTAAAACAGAAATAGAGGATCCAGAAGAAATTAAATATATAAAACAAGAAATTTATAGTCTTGAAAGTCAAATTCAGTCTTATAAGAAAGAAGATACTACAGAATTAAACAATAAGAAGGAAGAATTACAAGAGCAACTTAGAGAATTGGACAAGCAACTAGCACATAAAGAAGTAAATGAAAAGGCTAAAGAAAGAATAAGGGAGCTTGAAGAGGAAGAAATAAAACTAAGTGAAAAGATAGCAGAGCTTGAAGGGTTAGAAATTCTTTCAGAAGAGTTTATAAGAACTAAAGTTGAGCTATTAGAAGAAAAGGTAAATTCCAAATTTAAGTATGTAAAATTTAAAATGTTTAAAAATCAAATTAATGGTGGCTTAGAGGAGACATGCGAGCCTTGTATAAACGGGGTTCCATATAGCAGTAATCTAAATAGTGCAGCCAAAATTAACGTAGGATTAGATATTATAAATACTTTGTGCAATCACTATAATATCAATGCTCCAATATTTATTGATAATAGAGAATCTACCAATAAAATAATTGATGTGGATAGCCAGGTAATCAATTTAATAGTGAGCAAAGATAAGACATTAAAAGTGGAGGTAATCTAAGATGATAAAAGTTAGACAGATACCTAAAAAAGTTCAAGCTCACAGTTGTGATAATTGCAATAGAGAGACGTCATTTGTGCTGGAGTATACTTTTGAGGATAAAAAAGGAAAAGAATATAACAAAATAACATTATGCGAGGATTGTGCAAATGCTCTTTCAAATTTATTTTATAAGGTTATGGAAGAGAGTGAATCTTATAAATATGAAGAAGATGAATTTAAAAAGATTCCTAAAACTATTGAAGAACTAGGTGAAGAACTTTGTAGATATTGTTTATTGGAAGAAAATTTTAGGGGATCAATTAATAATGGTAATGGGCCTGTATTCTGTTCAGAAAGTAATCATTGTGATGAAGCATATCAAATTTATTTAAAAGAATGTGAGGAGGAAATATAAATGGCAGAAAATAAAAACAGTGCAGTAGCACTATTAGAGAAAGAAATGGTTTATCAAGTTGGAGAGGAAGAAGTAAAACTAACAGGAAGTATAGTTAAAAATTATTTAGCTAAAGGAAATAAACAGATAACAAATAGAGAAGTAGTTGTTTTTATGAATTTATGCAAGTATAGGAAGTTAAATCCTTTCTTAAATGAAGCTTACTTAGTTAAATTTAAGGATGAAGCACAGATTGTTACTGGTAAAGAAGCGTTTATGAGAAAAGCAGAGGAAAATCCAAACTATAAAGGTCACAGAGCAGGCATTATTGTTATGAGAGAAAAGGAAATAGTTGAATTAGAAGGTTGCTTTAAATTAAAAACTGATACTCTCCTTGGTGGTTGGGCTGAGGTAATGGTAGAAGGAAAGAATTGTCCAATAGTAGCTAAAGTAAGCTTAGAGGAATATAACAAGCAACAAAGCACATGGAAGAGTATGCCAAGCACTATGATAAGAAAAGTAGCTTTAGTACAAGCTTTAAGAGAAGCTTTCCCAGCAGAAATCGGAGCAATGTATTCAAATGAAGAATTGGGCGTAGATGAATCAAAAATAGTAAATGTGCAACATGAAGTAAAAGAAGAAATTAAAGAAGAAGCTAATAAAGAGGTTATAGATATTGAAGAAACTGAATTAGTAGAAAAAGAAACTCCAGTAGTTGAAGCTGAAATAGTTGAACCAAAAGATGGCGAAGAGGAGACTCCATACTAATGATTAAAGTATTAGCTAGTGGATCCAAAGGAAATTGTTACATTATTCAAGCAGGAGAAGAAAAACTTCTGCTTGAGTGTGGGATTGATTGGAGAAATATACTCAAAGGTTTAAATTACAATATTAAAGGAGTTAAAGGGTGTTTGATAAGTCATAAACATTCAGATCACTGCAGAAGCTTTAAAAAAGTTTTAGATAGTATAACAAAGATATATGCACCATTAGAATTAGCAGAGAAATACAGTTGTAAAGCAAATAGAAAAGTAAGGATAGTTCAAAATAAAGATAAATTTTCAATAGGTAATTTCACAATTCTAGCTTTTAATTGTCAACATACAGATTCAGATGGGACAGAATGTGAAAATCTAGGATATTTAATACAGCACCCACAGCTAGGTAAAATATTATTTGCAACAGATACGTATTACCTAAAGTATAAGTTTAAAAATGTGGACCATATTCTTATCGAGTGCAACTATTCAGAAAAGTATATGGAAGACTTAGAACCATATCAAACAAGAACTTTTAAATCCCATATGAGTTTAGAAACATTGAAGGAAACTTTAAAAGCTTGGGATTTATCTAACACAAAAACCATTACTTTAATTCATTTAAGTGAGAATAATGGAAATCCAGAAGAATTTAAAAAAGAGATAGAAAGTTTAACTGGTGTACCGACTTATGTTGCAGTGCCAGGATTAGAAATAAGTTAGGAGAGTAGAAAAAATGAAAGATATTTTGAGGTTAAAGAAAGAATAATTAATCTTTTAAGTAGTGTAGAGAGAAAGGGAATAGATAGAGTTATTAAATATCTGGAAGAAAGCGACTTCTTTGTCGCTCCTGCTTCTACTAGATTTCATGGAAATTATCAGGGTGGATTAGCAGAGCATAGCCTAAATGTTTACGAGTTATTTAAGGAGAAAAATAAAAAATTTGATTTTGGATTAAGTGAAGACACAATGAAAATTGTTGCATTGTTACATGATACATGCAAGATTAATTTTTACACTGTATATGATAAAAATGTAAATATATCAGCTGCAGGGGAAAAGCCCAAGTGGATTAAAATGCCAGCTTATGGAGTTAATGATTCATTCCCTATAGGTCATGGAGAGAAAAGCGTTATTATTCTTCAGCAACTTATACCCTTAACGAAAGATGAAGTGCTAATGATAAGGTGGCACATGGGAGGCTATGAACCAAAAGAAAACTTAAATAATGTTAGTGCCGCTTGGAATATATGCAATGCAGCAGTTGCTCTTAATACTGCAGATTTAGAGTCTAGTTATATATTAGAAGAACATTTTGAACCTGGTGAAGATAAAAAACAAATGAAAATCAAAGGAGTGTAACGGATGAATAAAATACAACTTGTTGGGAGATTAACTAAAGATCCAGAGTTAACTTTTGCTCCTGGAACAGGAACAGCAGTGACAAAATTTACATTAGCGGTAAACAGACCGCAATTTGACAAGTCTAAACCACAGGAAGCAGATTTTATCCCTTGTGTGTGTTTTGGGAAAAGAGCTGAAGCAATAGCAAATTATGTTCAAAAGGGACATAGATTTGGTCTTAGTGGAAGACTTCAAATAAACAAGTATGTTGACAAAGAAGGTAACAACAGATGGAGCACAGATATAGTAATAGAAGATTTTGAGTTTTTACAGGATAAAGGGTCAAGGGTTAATGAAAGTCAATCTAACGAATCATCTGTTAACTATGAGAATGATTTAACTCCTGTAGATGATGGAGATATTCCGTTCTAGATTCATAAAAATTTAGATTAAGACGGAATTTGAAATTATTATGAAGAGGTGAGTTCATGACTAATGCACAAAGAATAAGAGCCATGACAGATGAAGAATTGGCAGAATGGATTGATAAGCAAGTAAATGAGGATAGAGAAGATTGGGAGAGTTTAGGGTGTTATCGTTGTATGTATTACAGGACACACCACCAGCCAGAAGAATGTGAAAAATGCGAATGGAAAGATGGGATATTGGAATGGCTTAAGAAAGAGAACTAGTCGTAATACAAAAATATTAACAAAATAATCAAGGCAGGAGGAGAAGAATGTATTATAAATTTACAGATACAGAGATTAAAAAACTTTTAAAAGAAAATTTTATGATTTTATATGATACTAGAGAACAAAAAAATCAACATGTACTAGATTACTTAGATAGTAAAAAAGTACCCTATAAGAAAAAGAAAATTGATGAGGGAGATTATACAGCTATTGTTACTAAGTGTCCTGAGATGGGGATTTATAGGGATATATATTTTCCAGTAGCAGTTGAAAGAAAGAATAGCGTTGATGAACTTGCTAATAATCTCGGGGAAAAAACAGATACCAGGGATGACATAAGATTAATAAGAGAGTTCCAAAGAGCAAAAACAAAAGGTGTCAAGATTTCTTTAATAATAGAGGATAAAAATGGCATGGAAAATATAAAGAAAGGGAATTATAGAAGTTTATATACACCAAAAGCTTTCTTAGGAAGGTTGTCCAGTATACAGGATTTATATTTACATGACACTTTATTTGTGGATAGAAAAGACACTGGTTTTGAAATATATAGAAAACTTTACTATAGTGTTAGAAATTATCTAAAAGAGTTAAACACAGAGATAGGTCCAGCAGTAGAAAATGAATAACAAGAACTTTAACAAAAGGAGGAGGTGAGAAGGTGGAATTGCAGGATATAGACTTAAGAGATCTAATAGAAAATGAAACAGGAGAAAAATTTAATAAACAAGGGTACATTAAGTGCCCTTTCCATACAGAAAAAACACCTTCCCTAAGGGTTAAATTTAATCCAGACACCAATAAAGATTTTTTTAAGTGTTTTGGCTGTTCAGAATGTGGAGATGCCATTGACTTTATAATTAAATATAAAAATTTGAATTACACAAAAGCTAGGGAGTATTTAGGTTTATCAGTAGAAAAAAGCGAAAGAGAAATAGATAAAGAAAAGATACTAAGCAGAATTGAATGGGATGTTAAGCAAGAATTTAAAAAAGATTTTAAGCTAATTGGATTATTCCAATTTGAAAATGAAAAAAATGAGGTTGTATATTATAAGGCTAAATTTTTAAAGCCAGATGGTGAAAAAACTTTATCTTACTATAGGATTGAAGAAAATAAAGTTATAAACAATAGGGGAATAGAAGAAATACCGTATAACCTATATAATGCTTTAAATGCTATAAAGAATGATGATGTATTGATTATAGATGAAGGTGAAAAGGATGCTAATACAATAAATTCTATATTTAAAAACAAAGGCTATGTGGCCACAAGTTTAAAAGGGTGTAAAGAATTAGATGTTTTAAAAAATAATAGAATGAAAATATATGTAATAGGAGATACTGGACAAGCTGGAGAGCAATATAAATGGAGTGTTTATAATGAATTTAAAAAATATGCTAGAGAATTTAAGTTTATAAATATTCCAGGATTGAAATCTTTGGGGGATAACAAGGATGTAACTGATTGGATAGAGGTTGGCCATAATAAAAAAGATTTATTAGATGCCTTTGAGAGATCTTTGGATATAAAAAATAAGTATGAACTGCAGCAGGATACAGGCGGAATATATAAAATAATGTTTAAAGAAAAAGCAGATGAAGTAATTGAAACTAAAAAGTATATTGCAGACTTTAAATTATTAAAGGCAACCAGGATTAAATTTATAGATGATGAAACGGAAGGAGTAAGTATAGTACTTAAAAGTGTTACTGGAGATACAATTGAAAGAACAGGAATAAGTACTGTATTTGATGATGTTAAATCATTTAAAAATTTTCTTGGAACAATGGATCTTGTGTTTAGTGGAAGAGTTGAAGATTTAAATAGATTAAAAGGATGGATAAATAAATATTTTGCTTTAGAGAATGAAGAAGTTTATGGTGGTGTTAAATTTATAGAAAGAGATGGAGAGTTAATTTTTATAGAAAATAATGGTTCAATAACTTCAAAAGGAGTAAGTGAAAATATAAAAAGTGATGGTCGTAATAATGCTGATGTTATAAAAAATGAACCAATAACAACAGAGGAATTGAAGGAAGTTATAAAACATATTTTTAAGTTTGCTGGTCCGGAAAAATCAATTTCTATAATTGGAACTGTAATAAATAATTTAGCGGTGCATCAATGCCAAGCACTTAAGCAAAAATTACATCATCTTTTAATAGTTGGGGAGAGTGGTTCCGGTAAAAGTACAATACTTGAAAATGTAATTGCTCCAATACTTAATTATCCTAAGAAAGATATTAAATCTATTGGATTAATTAGTAATTTTGCTCTTATGAAAAATTTGAGTGATGGAAATTATCCAGCCTTATTTGATGAATTTAAGCCAAGCATGATGGATAGGTATAAAATAGGCAATATATCAGAAACATTAAGAAATCTATATGATAGAGCCACTATAAGCAAGGGAAATAAAAGTTTAAAAACTACGGATTTTAATTTATACAGGCCTATTATTTTAGCAGGAGAAGAAAGCTATCCTAACCAGGAAAAAGCATTAATTGAAAGGAGCTGCATTATATATTTATCCAGGAGAGAAAGAACCCAAAAGAATACAGAAGCTATGGAATGGCTAATAAAAAATGAAGAATTATTAAACAAGTTAGGAAGAAGTCTAATAGAGATTGTTTTAGAATTGGATGTGGATGGTTATAGGAGGTTAAGATGTAATTGTAATTCTAAAATTAAAGGATTAAATAACAGAATTTTAAATACTGCCATTAATGAAAGCTGTGGGATAAGAATATTAAATTTACTTTTAGAAAACATGGATTAAAACAATTAGTTGATTTTGATGATTATATAACTCAAAATATTAAGGTTGAAGTGTTAGAGGATACTGAAAATGTTCGCAGTTTAGTCGAGAGAATGTTAATTTTATATAATGACATGATAAATGATAGCAGGGCTATAGGATGGGAAGATGTTGTAAAAAGTAGGGGAGATGGACTCTTTATCAAGACATCTGAGCTGATTAATCAAATACGTGAGCATGTTATTAGAGTCGGAGCTGATTTAGTTCCATTAAATTGTAATGATTTTAAAAAACAAGCTAAAAAAGCCGGGTATCTAGTTAAAGCTTCAGGAAAAGTTATAAAAGTAGATGGAAAATCAATAAAATTTGATATTTATGACAAAGAAATGTTACAGGCTTTAAAGGTAGATTCAATAGCTCCACCAGATTATGAAGAAGTTGGTGGAGAAGAGGCAAAAATTTTCCCATTTAAACAGGTTACCCAAAAAATATAAAGGTAACCAAAGGTAACTTAAAAGGTAACCTATGTAAAGTATTGATATTACTATATTCTTTATATAAATATATATATAAGTTACCAAGTTACCTAAATATAAAAATAATATACGTACGTGTATATATTTTAAATTATATATATAAAAGATAGGCACATTATTTTTACAAAAAGGTAACCATGACAAAAAATATTTAAAGCATTAGTATTACTAAGGTTGAGGCATGTTAAAAAGGTTACCTTTTTTAAGACTTCAAAAAGGTAACCTAAACTATAAAATAAGCAATAACCAAAATAAGGAGTGGAAACATAATGAATGAATTAATTAAAATAACAATAAATGAGGATGGCGAAAGACTAGTATCAGCAAGAGATTTGCATAAATCACTAGATATATCAAAGAGATTTAGTGCATGGGTTGAAACATATATAAAAGAAAGTAATGAGTATGGTTTTATTAAGAATATAGATTTTACAAGTGTACTTTCAAGTACGGTTGTTAACAATGGAGCTACTAGAGAAATAAATGACTATGCTATAACTTTAGATATGGCAAAAGAAATTTCAATGTTGTCTAAAACTCAAAAAGGTAAAGAAATAAGAAGATATTTTATTAACATTGAAAAAAATTATAGAAAAGAAATTAAAGTATTACAAGAGAAAGCATATAAAAAAATAGGACAACTTGAAATGGAGGTACAAGCTCTCAAAGATAAAATACCTAAACCAGTTTTAATAGCTAAAAGAGAAATAGATGTGATAGCTTTATTCAATTATATAAATGAAATATCTGGAGATGGATTATTATTTGATGAAATGTATTATAAAATTGATAGAAACAAAGAGACTCTTTCAATTGATATAAGAAAAACATATAAAGTATTAAGAGAAAATTATAAAGATGTAGAAATGCTTAAGTCTCAACCAATTGCAATAGAAAGAGCATTAGAGAAACAGGATTTTTGTTATGGAGCTTATTTTATAACAAATTTATTAAATGATAAATATGAAATGAAACCAACTTATGTTGCAATTATAGATATTAAAAAATTAGAAGAAGCAGGAGGGTGTATTGATAATCTACGCTAGGAGGAATATGCATGGAAGAAAATAAATTTAAAAAAACAGAATATCATTTATATAACTACAAAGATATAGATATATTAAACCAGTTAGCAGATATTAAAATAAAAAAATTAAAAAAATGATATAAGTCTTAAAGCAATAGAGTATGAAGAAAGAACAAGTAAAACGAATAAGTTTAATTCAGAAGTAGAAAATGAAGTTATAAGAAGAGAAGAGTATATTCAAAAAGAATTAGAACTATTACAGCAAGAAAAAGAAAATAGAATAAATGAAAAAGAATTGATTAATAAAGTTATGGAGCTATTAGAACATGATGAAAAGAAATTAGTTGAGTTAAGATATTTTAGTAAGCCAACAAAGAGTTGGACAAGTATAGCACAGGAACTTAATCAATCAGTTGATAATTGCATTAAAGTAAGAAGAAGGATAATAAGTAGAATATCTGAATTATTATTTTAGTATTATTGTATTATTATTTTAGTATTATATTATTGAAAGGTTATAGTTTTAAGTTATTTTAACGTTATATAATAGTATCATAGGAAATAAAGCAAAGGACATTTAGTAAATAGCTAGGTGTCTTTTTTATGTGTAGTTGCCAAGGAGGTGAGTGTATGGCTTATGATGTACTAACAGTAAAGCAAAGTGATATGATTACAATGCTTATAGAAGGGCATAGTATAACGGATATAGCTAAGAAGTTAAATGTAACAAGGAATACTATATATGCATGGATGAATAAGGATAATGTTAAGGCTGAGCTGGACAAGCGTAAGCGTGAACTAGCACACCAAGGCAACCAGATTATACTTAAAGATATAATTACTTATGTAGATAATATTAAAGGCTTAGCTAATAATAGCAGCGACAACCGTGTAAAGCTAGCAGCTAACCAGTATCTACTCAATAGAATCTATGGTAATCCTACTAGTGTAGTGGAGGAATCTAAAGAGAATAATAATGATAATTTAGATACTAATGTATTGGAAGATGAATTAAATAAGTTTAAAAAGATACGTAGAGTTAAGTAATATCAATGGTTTAGTGCTGTTTTAACAATTTCGTTAAATAATTTTTTAGCGAAGTTGTGATATAAGGGGGTGGTTCTAAAATATGGAAGTGTGAAAGGCTCGTTAGCCAGTTCTACATTTTTTATAAAATTTTTAAAAGTCAAGATTATTAAAATATGAGGAGGTGAAAATCCTCCTACTTAAATGTGTATATGTACTAAAAATCACCTGGTTAATTCTAGGTGATTTTTTAAAGTGTTCTTACCAAATTATTTTTAATTAACCATAGGAGAAGTATAAACCTCTCCTATGGCCATTAATTTTTATTTAAAGTTTTTACCCTTGTATTCTATACTAAAAAAATCAAAATTATCACATTTCGCATACTTAATTTTAATATTATTAAGCAGGATAAAAAATAAATAAAGTATCATGGCCACTAGAATTTTTAGAAAATTCATAGTGAACACTCCTTTATATAATTTATATTAGTATTATATGTTAAAATAAACAAATTTATTAGTATTTTTGAAGAATAAATATAAAAGAAAATAGCGCAAATAATTTAAAAGAGTGTATGGACCATAGATCTTATAAGAGAATTAGAGGAAAAATTCAACAATTATAAAGGATAATCTCCTAAAATGTAGAAATAAGATATTTTAGGAGGGGGTATTTAGATGAAACTTTCAGAAAAAATAACAAAAAAAGATTTTGTATGGACTATATGTATTTTAATAGGTATTATTATATGGATTTTTACCTTTAGAAATTCAAACAAGGTTGATGTGGTTAATGTGATATCCTTGGGATCAGCTTTCGTATCTTTTATTTTAGCTATATACTCATTAATAACTTCTTATGATGAAAAGCAGAGTGCATATGAGTTAAATAATAAAACATCCATATTAATGAACAAAATGGATTGTAAATTAGATTTTATAAAAGATAATGTTAAAGATTTGAGGGAATTAAGTGTATATGATATACATGATATATATGATAAAAATAATTTTACTAAGAGTAAAAGTAAAAGTTTCCATATAGAAGATGGAATAACTATTTTTACACAATTTATTGACGCTGATCGAAATGTTACAGTTAACATCGAAGCTTTGGGAAATGAAATACAAAATATATTGAAAAAAGTTGATTCAAAATCTAATCTAATTAAATATTCACTTTTAAAAGCTAAATCATCAGAAATAAAATCTTTTGCTTTTATTCTAATATTCAAAGGAAATCTTGATGGGGAGTATATTGGGAATTTAGTTCAAGAAGCTGAAAACAATTTAAGAGATAATGGAAAAGATAAATTTATAGATTATGGAACTGGTTTTATAAGCACTGAAGTTAGTACGAATGTTATAAAAATATAGATGTAGGTGATAAAGTACATGACAGGAGAACAACAAAATAGATATTTATTATTTAAATATCTTGCAGAACAATTTACTATTGCTGGAGCTGATGATCCAGAAGAAAAGGCCGAAGAACTTATTTTAAATAATAGTAGTAATTTGTTTGGGTATCATGGTTTAGCTTGGCAGTTAGGAAAATTGAATATGGAGTTTTTCTGCATGTACTTTTTACAAGATACTTTTTTGCCTAAAGAAAATAATGCAGCAGCTCCTATAGCTAAAGTACATAAAGATATATGGAGTGATATAGAAAACGCTATTATTGGTGAAGGTGCTGACCAGATAGGAAGAATATTACCACGTGGTACTGGTAAATCTGTTTTTGGAACTTTTGCTGGTACTATATGGGCACATTGTTATAAACATAAAAAATATACTTTAATATGTTCAGATATAGGAAGTACAGCAGAAAAATTTATAAGTGATATTAAAAATACATTATTAGAAAATGAATACATTAAAAAAGCTTTTGGAATAATTCTTAATGATAAAGATAAGCGATATAAATGTAATAGTACACAGTTGGAGCTTACCAATAAAACTTTTATAGAAGCTATTTCAAGTGCCAGTCCTATGAGAGGTCGTAAATATGATAATTGTAGGCCAGATTTTATTATTTTAGATGACTACCAAAGTGAAGATGATGTTAGAACAGAACAGGCACGTGAGAACAAATGGAAAAGGTATAGTGATGATGTTAAATATGCTAGTCAAAAGGCAGTTATAAGAAATGGTAAAACAATAAAAAAAGGAACAACTTTTATTGCATTAGGAACACTTCAACATAAGGAGTGTTTTTATTCTAGCTATTAAAAATGCTACATGGAAATTTAAGAAAGAAAAAGGTGTATTGTTAGAAGATATAGACTTGTATTTCACTACTGGATTATGGGGTGAGTTCAAGTCTATTTTATTTAACTTTAAAAATGACAATAGGCTTGAAGATGCAAAAGAATTTTATTGGCAACACCAGGAGAAAATGCAATTTTCATTACTGTGGAGTGAGTTTTGGGATTGTTTAGATATAGCCTTATCATATTATGAAAATCCTTCAAGCTTTAAGCAGGAGGTCCAGGGTGATGTTGATAGCATTGGGCAAAAGTGGTTTAAAGGTGTGAGAACTGAAACAAGAAAAGAAATAGAGACACATACTTTTATAAAAACTATGCTTTTAATAGACCCGCTAGTGGTGGGGGTAAGAAAAACGACTATAGTGCTTTTTTAGTAGGTTCTATGGGAAATAATAATCTAAAATATGCTCGTAAAGCTGAGTTAGCCAAAATAAATGCTAGAACTGATTTTGATAAGTATGTGGACCATGCAATTAAACTATTAAAGGACTATCAGGATATAAGTCACTTGTATATAGAGAAAACACATTTAATGGTGCTGATGCAAATGCCATTGAAAATAAAATAAATGATGATCCAGTGCTAAGAAATAGAAGCATTACTATAATTAACGAGCATCAAAAGAAAAATAAAGATGATAAAATAAGTACACTTATACCTTATATAAATAAGGGACAAATTATTTTTGCTGAGGAAGATAGCGATTTTACGGAGCAGGTAGTAGACTTTAGAGGTCAAAAATATAGTGTTCACGATGATGCTCCAGATATAACGGCTGAGTTTAGTCTAAGAATAGAAAATATTGAAGTAGTTGAAAATGTGGTTTTATTAGATAGAAGGAAGTTTGGATTGTAGGAGGTGATTAAAATAATAGATATAAAATTACTCAAAAAAGCTTATGAAGAATATGAAAATAGTAAATTTACTTATGAGAAGATGTACCAATATTATAAAGGTAACACTGATGCAATGGCTAATTATAAAATGGTTACCGAAAGGTCAAATAATAAAACTCCAGTTAACTATATTAAGAAATTCATAAAAGAGGAGGTTAGCTATTCAGTTGGTAATGATGTAACCTATATAAGTAAATCTGGTAATGAAAATATAGTTAATGACATTGACTATTACCTGGACCATTGGAGTGAAGGGCACGACTCTAATTTAGCTAAAAGTATGCTTATATATAGTTTGGCCTATGAATTATATTATGTAGATAAAGAAGGTCAATTTTCTAGCAAAATAATAAGTCCACGAGAAGGATATGCTGCTATTGATGATTTTGGCAACGTATCTTTTTTCATGCACATTTTTAAATTAAGCTTTGATGATACAACTTATATTGATGTGTATGATGATAAGTTTATTTATCACTTTAATGATAGATTTGAGGAAATTAGCCCTAAAACTAAACATATTTTTGGTAAGGTTCCAGTGGGGCTAGCGCAGTTAAGTGAAGAAGGTAAAGACGATACTTTATTTAAAGACTTAAAAGGCTTACAAGATGCTTATGAAACTAACCTTAGTGATATATCTAATGAAATAAGTGATTTTAGAAATGCTTATATGGTTCTTACTGGTGTACAGATAGATGAAAAAGATATCCCCAAAATGAAAGAACTTGGAGTTATACAAATAAAAACTAAAGATGGTAAAGCTGCTTGGTTAATTAAAAATATTAACGATACATTTATCCAAAATACTCTTAATACTATGGAAGATAAAATGTATCAATTGTCTAGCCATATTAATCATAATGAAAAAATGCAAAGTAATTTATCATCCTTAGCTTTAAGAGCTAGACTTATAGCTCTTGAAGAAAAGTGTAAATTAAACCAAAAATCTATTGCAGATTGTATTAAAACTAGGCTTAAATTTTTATTTATATATTTAAAAGTTATTAAAAATATAGAATATGATTTTAGGGATGTGAAAATTAAGTTTACTCCAAATATCCCACAAGATGACCTTATGACAGCACAAATAATAAGCCAATTAGGTGATAAATTAAGTACCGAAACTGGTTTAAGTTTATTAAGTTTTATTGAAAATCCTAAAAATGAAATGAAAAAACTTAAAGATGAAAATCCAATAGACTTAGATAATATGGATTTTGGAGTTGATGAATAATGACAGATGAAGAAAAGTTTATCCAAGGCCTTTATGATCAAGCTAATGAACAGCTGAAAGAAGTTTATAAAGAACAAAAAGAAAATAGAGATGAGTTATTAAGAGAAATAGCATTAATTATGCTTACTTATACTGTTTTAGATAGTTTAATGAGCCTTAAGAGCAGAGATAAACACAAGGAATATAAAAGGTTGTCTAAGCTAATTACAAGTACCACACAAAGCCAAAAAGGTACACAAACACGTGTTATGAATAATATTTTAAATAATACAGTAAGAAATACTTTTGATTTTTATTTTTATAATGCTAGCTTAAAAGATGTAAAAAAAATCATAGAAAATAATTTTAAAGGGAAACATTTTTCAAAACGTGTTTGGGATAATGAAAAAAAAGTTGCAGAGCATCTGCATAAACAAGTTAAAAAGTTTCTTGATGGTAAGGTAAATGTTAACCAAATAAAAAAAGATATAGAAAAAACTTATAATAGTAGTGCTTATGAAGCTAAAAGGTTAACTGAGACGGAAGTTAATCGTTGTGAAGATGAAGCTTTTAGGAAATTTTGTAAAGAAGTTGGAGTTAAAAAAGTAAGAAGAAATGAGGTGTTAGACCGTAGAACCTGCTCAGAGTGTGCCACATTGGATGGTAAAATATATGATTTAGATGAAGCGCCTGGAGTAGTGCATCCACTTTGCAGAGGATTTAATACTATAGTAGATGATGATGTTAAAAAATCTAAAGTAATTGAAAATGGTGGAAATAATTATAAAAAAGATGTTTCAAAAATAAATAATGATGGTATAATAAATAATAATAGTTGGTTAAACTCTAATTTTTCTAGTGAAAAGAAATTTAACAAGCATATAGAAAAACATTTAAGTGAATATGAGAATATTACAGAAGAAAAATATTTAGATATTGCAAGAAAGTTATTGGCAGCACCATTAAGTGAAGATATTGAAGGTTTTATAAGTGAAGATGACTTTATTTTTAAGTATAGAAAAAGCACTAATGACTTTTCTATAGGAAGAAAAGATGGTTATATATCTACTTTATTTAAACCAAAAGATAAATATGATTATTGGTTACAACAAATAAAAGATTACAAGAAGGAGGATTAGATATGAAATGTCCAGTATGTAGTAAAGAAGTAGATTTATTTGATATTTGTGATAATTGTGGATGGCAAAATAATGGATCTAAAGAAAAAGAAGAAGATTTACAAGGACCTAATAAAATGACATTAAGACAAGCAAAAGAAGCTTATAAAAAAGGTGAAAAAGTATTATAATGAGCACTTACTAAGTAAAAAATAGTAGGTGCTTTTATTATGCCTAAAAGTCTTAGAAATAAGGCCTTTTTTATTTTAATTAAATTGTGTCTTTAGTCCTAATGGGTTAAAGGGACAAATAGGAGGAAAACAAAATGTTAAAAAAAGATTTATTAGAATTAATAAAAGATATTGAAGATGATAAAGATGTTGACGAAATATTGGCTACTTCTGAACTGGCAACTAAATTTGGTGGTTTAGATGTATTTAAGCAGAAAGTAAACACTGATAAAGATTTTAAATCTTTTGTAGATAGCTTAAAAGACCAACATTTAAATAAAGGATTAGAAACATGGAAGACTAACCATTTACAGAATTTAATTGATGAAAAAATAAAAGAATTATATCCTGATGAAGATCCAAAGGATACTGAATTAGTGAAATTAAAACAAGAAATGGAGAATATGAAAAAAGAAACTTTAAAAAAAGAGTTAACTAATAAAGCTCTTAAAATAGCTACTGAAAAAGGTCTACCAACTGATTTGGTAGATTATTTTATTGGGCAAGATGAAGAAGCTACAAATAAAAATTTAGAAACTTTAGAGAAAGTATTTACTGATAAGTTAGAAACTACAGTAAAAGAAAGATTAAAAGACAATAGTTATACTCCACCAAGTGGTAGTGCTGGAGTTAACAACCCTTGGAGTAAAGAACATTTCAATTTAACAAAACAAGCCCAAATATTAAAAGAAAATCCAGAACTCGCCGCACAATTAAAGTCGGCAGTAAAATAATTAAATTTTAGGAGGAATGCAAAATGTCAACAAAAATAAGCGATATTATAGTACCAGAGGTATTTAATCCTTATGTGGTACAAGAAACAAATAGATTGGATGCGTTTGTTCAATCTGGAATAATAGCGAGTGATCCAGAATTGGACGTTTTAGCAACTAGTGGAGGCATAATTGTTAATATGCCTTACTGGAATGATTTGGAAGGGGATTCGGAAGAACTTTCTGATAATGGTTCATTAACTGTGAATAAAATTACAGCTGGACAAGACAGAGCAAGATTACACATGAGAGGAAAGGCATGGGAGTTAATGACTTAGCAAAAGCTTTAAGTGGTGATGATCCAATGGCAGTTATAGGTCAGAAAGTTGCTAAATTCTGGGTAGGAGAAAGAAGTAAGATATTGTTTAAATCTTTAGCTGGAATCGAAACAACTGCGGTAAGTAATGTACATGACATATCTGCTTTAACTGGTGCTGAAGCTATAATTAGCGTTGGTACTGCACTTGATGCAAAACAAAAGTTAGGAGATAATGCTGCTAAATTAACTGGCATAGCAATGCATTCAGCAGTATATACGAAATTACAAAAGAATAATGAAATTGAATTTGTACCAGATTCCGAAACAAAAGTTCAAATACCATATTATCTAGGCTACAGAGTTATTGTTGATGACCAATGTCCAAACAATGCAGGAACTTATACAACTTATTTATTTGGCCAAGGAGCTTTTGGTTTAGGGAACGGTGCGGCACCAGTACCAACTGAAACTGATAGAGATAGTTTAGCAGGAGAAGATGTATTGATTAATAGGCAACACTTTTTATTACATCCGAGAGGAATTAAGTGGACTGAAACTGTAGTAACTGGGAAAACACCAACTTTTGCAGAAATTGCTACCGCTGATAATTGGAATAAAGTATATGATACAAAGAATATTAGAATAGTAATATTTAAACATAAAATAGCATAGTAAAAGGAAGTTTAGACTTCCTTTTATTTGTGCTTATGGAGGTGTATAAATGGGTTTAGCTACCTTTAATAGAATGAGAAGACAATTAGAAGAAAACTTACAAGCCACTGAATTTCAAAACAAAAATATTGAATTAGAAGAATTAACAGTTAAAGAATTAAAAGAAAAATGTGAAGAGTTAGGCTTAGAAGATTATAAAAAACTTAAAAAAAGAAGAATTGATTGAGTTATTAAAGGGTGATAATTAATGACTAATGAGCAAAGAAAGGCCATCTTAGTTATTAGAAATTATCTGAATAAGGATTTAACAGATGATTATATAATAGAAAATTATGATTTAGCAGTGGATCAGTTAGTTAATAATGCTGCTAAACTAGAAAATATAAAAGCTCCAGGAGTTAAATCTATGAGTGAAGGAAATCAATCAGTGAGTTTTGATAGTAATCCTTGGACTATAACAGATGATATTAAAGCTTTATTGCCTACACCATATGTAAGGATGTGGTAGTATGGGAGTTTTATTTAAAAATGCAGATATTACTATATACAATAGGTATTATGACAATAATTTAGGTGCCGATATGTACCAAAGGGCAGTTATTGAAGGTGTTAATTGGCAAGGCAAAAGAAATGGAAGTGTAACAGATAAGGGACTATTATTAGCAGATAGTACCCTTATTTTTATTGATAAGCTAGATAAGTATGTATCTCCTAAAAAGTTTATGAAATTAACAGATGAAGAAAGAAAAAATCATTTTACTTTTAATGTAGGAGACAAAATTGTAAAAGGCATAACTGACTTTGAGGTAACAGGTGTCAAGCCCTATCGAATAGCTGATTTAGAAAGTGAATTTGATGATGTAATAAATATTAAATCCGTTAGTCCTCTTTCTAATCACTTTGAAGTGGAGGCGTATAATGGCCACTACAGTAAGAATCCAAATAGATAAGACGGAAAAAATTTTACTAAAAAGATATTTAAATAAAAATGGTCAAGCGCAGGTTAAGTTTACTAAAGAAGTGGCTAAAAATTGTAATAACTATGTACCATTTCTTACAGGGCGACTTAAAGATATGAGTGTTGAGTTAAAAACAGATAAAATAATTTATAATGCTCCGTATGCTGCTAAACAATATTACACTAATAAAGGTGGAAATAGAGGAGCTTTAAGAGGTAAGTATTGGGATAAAAGAATGTGGAGTGATAAAGGAGATAGAATTGTACAAACAATAGCCGATTTTGCTGGAGGTAGGACAAGATGATAATAGATAGTTTAAGAAATTATATAAGGAAATGTCCTCATTTAGATACCTTTAATAATGCTATAAGGGTAAATGTAAATTATTTAGCTCCAGACACTGATACTTATTCCATAGAAGAAATCCCAATAGAGCCTATAGTAAAAAAATACGTAAATGAAGATAGTATACGCCAATATGCTTTTATTTTTACGTCTAGAGAACCTTATGGAGCAGACGTATTGCAAAATATTGACAACTCGGGGTTCTATGAAAAGTTTGCTGATTGGATAGAAGAAAATAACAATAATAATATATTGCCAGTGTTAGAAAACTTAGAACCTTTAGAAATTAAAGTTACTAGCACTGGCTATGCTTTTGCCGTTACAGAAGATACGGCCCAATTCCAAATACAGCTTAAATTAAAATATTTTAAGAAAGGAATGATATAATTGGCAGTTAGAAAAAGAAAAATACAAGCGAATTATTTAGAAGTATCAAATGAATTTGAATTACTAGGAACAGGCTTTACAGAGCTTAACGAAAGCCCTTCTGCTCAGACAACTTCTAAAAGATATATAAATCAATCTAGTGCAAGTCAATCTATAACTGGTTATGAGTGGGCTACTGAATTTACAGCGGATCAGATTGCAAGTGAAAAGGCCATAGAACATATTAGAAATATTGGGGAAATGCAATTGACAGGTCCCGATACTGAAACAGATTATTTAATCGTAGATTTGGATAAACCTGCAGCTACTAGTGGTTTTAGGGCTAGAAAATTTAAAGTAGCAATATCAATTGATTCTTTTCCAGATAATGATGGAGAATTAGGAATTGAAGGTAGTTTCTTAGGGATTTCTGACCCAATATTAGGAACATTTGATACAAGTACCAAAAAATTTGTAGAAGGTTTCACACCTAAAGCAGAAGGAACAACTATAATTGAGGAGGGTAAATAATGAAAATTAATGGAGTTGAATTACAAGATATTGATTTCTTGGATTTAGAAGTAGCTGAAAAATACGAAAAAGCACTTAACAATGTAGAAAAAATAGCGGCAAGTTTAGAAGGTGCCACCATAACTGAAAGCATCAGAAAACAGTGTAACGCAGTGTTTGACAGTTTCAATATACTTTTTGGAGAAGGTACGGATAAAAAGATATTCGGTAATAAAGTTAATTTACTTACTTGCTTGAAAGCATTTGAAGAGCTGGTTGAGTACGTTAATACACCAAATGAAGAAGTTAAAAGTTTTGTAAATAAATATTCTCCAAACAGGGCGAAAAGACGTTCTAAAAAATAATGAATATATTAATAGACTTAGTGCCAATTACAGTTGAAATAGAGGGCGAATATTATGAGATTAATTCAGATTTTCGCACTTCTGTTCTCTTTGAACTTTTAATGCAAGATAATGAACTGAGTGAAGAAGATAAGATTATACAAGCCTTACAACTTTATTATCCTGTTATACCACCTAATATTAATTTAGCTGTAGATAAAATGTTATGGTTCTATAGATGTGGGAAGGACATGATACCTTTTAAAGGTAGTGGAAAAGGCAAAGGAGTAACACAAATTTATAGTTTCAATTTTGACGATGACTATATTTATAGTGCTTTTTTAGACCAGTACGGAATTGATTTGCAAGACATAGAGTATTTACATTGGTGGAAGTTTAAGGCCATGTTTAAAGCCTTAAAGGAAGATAATGAGATAGTTAAAATAATGGGATATAGAAGTATGGACTTATCTAAAATTAAGGATAAAGAGGAGAAAAATTATTATAGAAAAATGCAAGAGTTATATAAGATTCCTATAAATAAAAATGAAAATGATAAATTAGAAGAAATAAATAATATTTTACTAAATGGTGGAGATGTTAGCAAAGTATTGTAATGTATTCCTTATGTATTGTATAATTTATTAATATAATACATAAAGGGGTTGAGGATATGGGTTTGTTTAGTAGAAAAAATAAAGAAATTAGTCCTATTAATTTAACTTATATTGATGGAATAGATAGATATATTAAAAATATGACAGTAAGCTTAAATTTAGATGATAAAAAAGGATGTTTAGTGGTTAAATCTTCTAAAGATAATTATCCTGTGGTAAACATGAGTTTGATAAATTAGTTGCTGCTGATATTATACATGAAAAGGATATTATAGAAACTAATAAAAACTCTGTTAGTAGAGCAATGGTTGGTGGCGTATTATTAGGATCGTTAGGAGCTGTTATTGGAGGAATTTCAGGGGTCGGAACTAAAAAAAGTTCTAAGTTAAGAACTTTTTTAGTAATTAATTATAAATCTAAGGATGAGGAAATTAAGATAATAAGTTTTGAAATTAAAAATATTACCATGAATATGCCTAAATTTATTAATAAATTAAGAGAAAATATTTCTATTGACAATACAGAGGAAATATATTTATAAACACTTACATTAGTAGGTGTTTTTTTAATGAGGTGATTAATATTGAAGAAATAAGATGTCCTAATTGTAATCAGTTATTATTAAAGGCTGATTATGCTAAAGGAGAAATAAAATGTACAAGATGCAAGAAAATAATTAAATTAGAAATTGAGCAAAGAACAGAGCCAAACCACACCATAGAGTAGTGAGTGAGCCTGTCTTTTTTTATTTTATGTAAAAGGCAGGTGAAAATTATATGGCAGATGGTAGCATTGTTATAGATACTAGAATTGATAGTAGTGGTGCTGAAAAAGGAGTAAGTAAATTAAATAGCATAGCTAGAGCTGGTGCAAAAGGTTTCGGAATTGCAGTAGCTGGAGTCGCTACTGCTGTAGGTGGTTTATCTATTGCAGCAATCAAAGTTGGTTCTAACTTTGAAGAAGGTATGTCCAAAGTTTCAGCTATATCTGGAGCTACTGGAGAAGACCTTAGGAAGTTAACTGAAAAAGCTAAAGAAATGGGTGCTAAGACTAAATTTAGTGCTACAGAGTCCGCAGAAGCTATGCAGTATATGGCCATAGCCGGATGGAAAACTGGAGATATGTTAAACGGTATTGATGGAATAATGAATCTAGCCGCAGCGTCTGGGGAAGATCTCGCACTGGTTTCTGATATTGTTACGGACGCCCTCACTGCGTTTGGTATGTCTGCTAAAGATAGTTCCCAATTTGCAGATTTACTAGCTAGTGCCGCAAGTAATTCTAATACCAATGTTTCGATGTTAGGTGAATCTTTTAAATATGTTGCTCCAGTAGCTGGTGCTTTAGGACATAGTGCCAAAGATACTGCTTTTGCTCTTGGATTAATGGCTAATGCAGGTATAAAGAGCAGTCAATCAGGTACAGCACTTAGGGCTTCTTTAACTAATTTAGCTCATCCTAGTAAGCAAATGGCTGAGGAAATGGATAGGTTAGGAATATCCTTAACTGATTCCAATGGAAAAGTTAAAGAGGGGAAAACCCTTTATGATGAATTAAGACAAAAATTTAGTGGATTAACGGATGCCCAAAAACTTCGTCTGCTGCAACTATTTTCGGTAAAGAAGCTATGTCTGGAATGTTAGCTATAATAAATGCTTCTGATGCAGATTATAATAAACTTTATAGTAACTTAAATAATTCAGCGGGCGCAGCAGAAAATATGGCTAAAGTTATGGGTGATAATCTTAAAGGTAAAATTACAATATTAAAGAGTGCTTTAGAAGGTCTAGGAATCGCTGCATATGAAAAATTCCAAGGGCCTATGAAGCAGGCTGTTGAATCAGTAACAAAATCAATTGAAAAGTTATCTAATAGTATGAATGACGGAAAACTAGAAGAAAGTATTTCAAAATTAGCAGATTCTTTTGCTGATTTAATATCAAAGGTAGTTACATTTATAGCGGACCACCTTCCACAAATTATTGATGGATTGACTTGGATCATGAATAATGCTAGTTTTATAGCTTCAGGAATAGCGGGAATAGGTTCGGCTTTACTGACTTTAAATGTAGTAAGTATAATTGCTAAAGTTGCTAGCACTTTTAAATTACTTTATTTAGAAATAGCCACTGGAACTCCAATTATGGAAGCTTTTAATATTGTATTAGGGCTTAATCCTATTATTCTAATAACTGCTGCTGTAATTGGGTTCATAGCGGCATTAGTAACCTTATGGAACACTAACGAAGGTTTTAGAAATGCAGTAATAGGTGCATGGAATGCTATTTTAGGAGCAGCTCAAACAGTGTGGGGCGGAATAGTCAATTTCTTTACTGTGGATATACCTGCCGCATGGCAATCGTTATTGGATTTCTTTAATGGCGCACCTGGTTGGTTTGCTGATCTATGGACTACAATACAACAGGCTTTTGTAGATGGTTGGAATGCTATAGTAAATTTCTTTACGCAGACTATCCCACAATGGATAAATAGTGTGGGAGAATGGTTTAATCAATTACCTTACTTAATTGGTTATGCCTTAGGATATGCTTTAGCTACAATAGTTAAGTGGGGAGTAGATACATGGAATTATCTTTCTACCAATGTACCTATTTGGATAAATAATGTTGTTAACTTTTTTGCTACACTTCCAGGACGAATTTGGACTTGGCTAGTTAATACAATTAATAGAATAGTAGCCTGGGGACAACAAACTTATACTAATATGGTTAATGCTGCTACAAGAGCTATAAATGCAACTATTCAATGGTTTAGTCAATTGCCAGGCAGAATATGGACATGGTTGGTTAATACTATATCTAGGGTAGCAGAATTTGCAGTTAATCTAGCTTCAAGAGCACGGGAAGCTGGAGCTAATATGGTAACTAATATAGTTGAAGCAGTTAGAAATTTACCTTCTAGATTTTTGGAGATAGGTAGAAATATTGTACAAGGTGTATGGAATGGTATTACTGGAATGGGAGGCTGGATTCGAGATAGAGTAAATGGATTCTTTAGTGGAATCGTAGATGGAGCTAAGGATGCTATGGGTATACATTCACCTTCCAGAGTTTTTAGAGATCAAGTGGGTAAATATATGGCTCAAGGTGTTGGAGTTGGATTTGAAAATGAAACTGAAAATATAAAAAGATCTATGCAGAAAGATTTATCAAACCTTACTGCTAAAATGCAAACGACAGTTGATTTAGAAACTTCTAGAACATCAAGAGCAATGACCGCTAGAGTTAATAAAACTACAAATAATACGAATGAAACAGTTACTAATAACGATAATGGACTAACTTTAAAAGTTGATAAATTTATAAATAATACAAAGCAAGATATAAAGGACATAGCCGAGGAACTTGAATTTTATAGAAAACGTAATTCATTAGCGACAGGAGGGGTATAATGGAGACTGGATTTATTTGGAAGGGTATTCATAGTAATGAGAAGGGATTGAAAATTATATCCCTACCTAATATTACAACTTCAGAAAGAAGAGAAGAAAAAATAATTGTTCCAGGAAAAGATGGATATTTGACACAAAGTGATGGAAGTTATGAAGGTGAAGTTAAACCTGTTGAGTTTGATATTAAACATGATAACTTTGACGATATTAAAGCATGGTTAAATGGGAGTGGAGAAGTTATATTTTCCAATGAACCAGATAGATATTACAAAGCAAGAATAATTAATAAGTTGGATTTAGCTAGAGTTCTTGAAAAGTTCCATAGTGGAATAATACAATTTGATTGTCAACCATTTGGTTATGATTTAAATAACAATCTTATAATTATAGATAAACCAATTTCCATATATAATGAAGGAACTTATAAAAGTCAGCCATATTTAAAAATATTTGGTTCTGGTTATATTAGTTTAAATATAAATGATGAGGTTATTAAATTAAAAAATATTGATGGATATGTAGAATTAGATTCTGAAATACAAGAATGCTATAGAGATATTTTGAATTGCAATAATGATATGCAAGGAGAATTTCCAATTTTTAAAGTTGGAGAAAATAAAATAAGTTGGACAGGTAATGTGTCTAAAATAGAAATAACTCCAAATTGGAGGTACTTATAATGATAAATATTTATAATAGCAGGGAAACTGATTTTGAAAACAATGGATTAGCGATTTTAGATAATTGTATAAGGTGTGAAGTAGAGGAAGAATTAAATGGTTTCTATGGCTTAGAATTGGAATATCCTATTTTTGATTCTAAAACAAAATATTTAATAGAAGATAATATAATAAAAGCACCTACACCAATAGGATTACAGCTTTTTAGAATATATAGGCCAGCTAAAAATATGTCTACTATAACTGTTTATGGTAGACATATTTTTTATGATTTACTAGATAACTTTATTGAAAGTTACAGGACAGGAAATCTTTCGGGGAATACAGCTCTACAAGGAATTTTAGCAAATACACAATACACTAATAATTTTAAAGGTTATAGTGATATTGCTACTATTGCAGATGCTTTTTATGTTAGGAAAAATCCTGTAGTAGCCATTATGGGAGAAGAAAAAAATTCTTTTTTAAATAGATGGGGTGGAGAGATATTAAGAGATAATTTTAATATTTCCATACTTAATTCTATAGGTAGAGATAATGGTGTAACTATAAGGTATGCTAAGAATCTTTTAGGACTAGAAGAAGATTTGGATATGTCGGAAGTAACTACCCGTATAATGCCTACTGGTTTAACAGAGAATGACCAGAGTATAATATTACCAGAAAAATATATAGATAGTCCTCTTATAGGTAAGTACCCACACCCTAAGATTCGACATCTTCATTTTGGAGATATAAAGGTAGATCCAGAAGAGAATATAACACTTTCAGATGTTCAAAGATTATTAAGAGAAAAAGTACAAGAGTTATATTCTGTTAATAAAGTTGATATTCCAAAGGTCAATTATAAAGTAGACTTTGTAGAACTTTCAAAAACAGAAGAATACAAAAATTATAGAGTGTTAGAAAAGGTCAATCTTGGTGATACAGTAACTATAAAGCATAAGAAATTAAATATAGATATAAAAGGAAAAGTAATAAAATACAAATGGGATAGTGTATTAAATAAGTATTTGGAAATAGAATTAGGAAACTTTAAAGAAAACCTTTCTACAGATTTAAAAAATATATCTAATTCTATAGAAGAAGTAAAAGAAGATATGCAGGAAAATAACCAAAAATTTAAATCTAAAATAGAGCAGCAGGATAACAGGATAACTTTAGCTGTAGAAGAAGTTAACAGAACCAAGGCACAAATAGAAATAACAGTAGATTCTATAAAAAGTAAAGTAGAAAATATGGAAACTAATACAAGTTCAGAAATAGACCAGAAAACAGATTCCATAACTCTTAGTGTCAATAATGAATTAGAAAAAATGAATTCTAAAATACAACAACAGGCTAATAGCATATCCTTAGTTGTAGATGGTGGAAACATTAATGCAGCAAGTATAGCAATGGCCATATCTAATAATAAAAGTGCCATAAATATGATAGCTGATACTATAGAGATTAAACCTAGTTCTGGAATTATAGAGTTCCCTAATGGACAAGTGATAGATTGTAGAGATAACGTTGGAGATCATGCTATTCGTATGGGGTCAAATGCTACTTATGTTAAAGTTTCTAGTGGTGGAATAGATGTTTATCATAATGGAATTCAATCATGGTCGTTTACTTCTAATGGAGTTTATTTTAAGGGCAAAAAATTAAAAATTCAATATGAGTAAAAAGAAGGTGATAACATGGAAAAACAGTTTAATTTAATTATAGATACTAAGAGAACTGGATTTAATGCTGTAAGAGGATTTAAGCAGGAAGAGAATAATTCTGTATTATATATAAGCTTAGCGCAAAATTCCATTCCTTTTGATTTAACTGGCCTAACTGTAAGAATAAATTTTAAAAGGCCAGATGGGCAAGTTTTATTACAAATGGCAGATATAACTAGTGCTACAGAAGGTAAAATCAAAGTAAATATACTTACTAAAGTGTTAGGAATAGTTGGAGAAGTTAAAGCCGATTTATCTATATTTAATAAGGGAAATGAAAAGATAACTAGCGCTTCATTTAGTTTATTTGTAGATGCTCCAATATATAATAATGATTATATATTGGGAAATGATGAGTTTGACATAATTCAGAGAATTTGGGTAACAGAAGATGAAAGAATAAAAGCAGAAAATACCAGAAAATTAAATGAAGAAAATAGAATTAAGAATGAAAGCATTAGAGAAAAAAATGAAAAAGATAGAACTGATAAAGAACATCTAAGACAAGTAATAGAAGACCAAAGGCAAGACAATGAAGCAGGCAGAGAAGCAAATGAAAATAAAAGAGTTGAAAAATGAAAAAACTAGGCTAGAAAATGAAAGTAAAAGGGCAGAGAATGAGGAGAATAGAGTTACAGAGGAATCTAAAAGAGTAGAAGCAGAAGAAGAAAGAAAAATAAATGAAACAGATAGACAACAAGGATATGCAGATATGAAAAATACTATTGATGATTTTTCTGTATGTGAAGAATATGATCCTGGGAAAGAATATAAAAAATACAATAGAGTTGTTTATAATGGTAGTTGCTGTGAATGTTTAAAAGATTGTACTAACATATATCCAGTTAGTGCAGAATACTGGATTCTTATAGCTAAAAAAGGTAAAGATGGATTGGGCAGCGGAAACATGCATACAGATGATTGGGATAAGAATGGGGATGGAATAATTGATAAAGCTGAGGCTATATCGAATGGATTTATAACATATAACGTAACAGATATTAATAATATACTGAACACTTTAAATACAAACGACCAATATGCTAGAGAAGAAATCATGGAACTAAAGTTGAAGTTAAAAGAGAAACTAGCAATTAACTTTATAAATACTTCTGGAATCGGGTTCTTTGACACTTTTGAGAATAGAACATATATCAAGTCAATCACAGCAACATATAACGAGAAAGATGCAACAGTAGACTTTGCTAGTGTAGAAAGAGAACAAATAGTTTATCAACCTGTAAGCAATTCGGAGGTATTAGAACTAGTAGGAGATAAACTAAAAGTGGGGGATGTAATAAAAGTAGGAGATAAAACAGTAACAATAAAGGAGGTACTATAATATGGAGTATTTAGGAATTGAAAAGTTTGGTGTCTTTACAGTCGGGGGAGTTATTCCTCCTTTAACTGATAGACCTTGGTTTTCAAACAATTATCCTGGACAGTTATCTGGTAGGGGCAAAGGTGATATATGGGTATATGAAGAAGGTAAAGATATGTATATCCGAGATTCCTCAACCGATGTAACAAGAAAGCTAACTTGGATTCATCTTAAGGAGGGTAAAAAACATATATATATATGTGATAGAGTGTTGATTACCAATGTAACTTGGGATTACCTAAACAGTCGTGGCATGATATATGGAACACATACTACGATAGATGGGAGAACATATAAGTTAAGAGTGCCAACAGGTCAAAACCCATTAATAGGAGCTAGCGAGTGGGATAGTATAATAAAGAATACAGCAAATATAGCGGGATTACCTAAACCAAATACAGAGGATTTAAATAACACTAACTCTTACTTTCAACTAGATGGAGAACATAACCAACTATGGAATTGGTGGGGAGTATACTCAATGTGTCAAGAACAGACACACAACTCCACAGGTAAGGTAACAAGAGGCTTCAGTAGCGTAGGGAATATTGTTGGCTATGAGCCAAGCACATCAAGTCTTGGATTAGGTTGGCGACCAGTACTTGAGTACACAGAAACAAATCCACCAGAAAAACCAACCATTGTAAAACCAGTAGCCCCAGATTCAAACAAACCGTATGTTAACGAAACAAGCTCAGTCGTAGTTGAGACATTATATAATGGTGTAGATTCCCCATTTAAAGAAATGAAGATAGAGGTTACAGACTTTGGAGGCGGGGGAGAAGTAATTCAAAAGATTACTACACCTACACTTAGAACGGGAATTACAGACTTGAAACCTCAAGTTCAATATCAACTAGAAATTAAACATGTGGATCAATCAGGGTCAATATCACCATCATCATATAGCTATATAATATTGGGGGAATACGGAAAATATAAACTATCAGAACCAGTAACAGCAGTACGATATAGTAAAGCATCAACATATGGAGAACCTCAAACATTATTAATGGGAGATAGAAAGTTCCCAGAAACAGAAGCATCAAAGGTTAGATTAGTACCCGAGACAATGAACAGCCTCGTTATAGAGAACGCAGTCACAAACAACAATATAATTAAAGTTAATCAGCCAACAAAGACTATAAACATAGGGGATAAAATAAATGTAAAAAATGAACCAAGAAGTATCTTAGGAATCGAAAAACTTGATAAGTTTGAGTATACAATAAAGGTACTTTCAAAGGCTAAATCAACTTCACCAAACTATAAATATGGAGCATCTCAAGGCAATAACACAACAGTACATGATAATAAGATATACGTGTCATATACTAGTGAAGGTAACTACTTTACGATTCTAGAATTTGATTTAGAGACACATAACCAACGTATACTCTATTCTACAGTTACTTCAAGCCCAGCCGTAGATACATGCATTGTTAGCGAAGGTCAACACATGTTTGCGGTAATAGTAACAGAGGAACAATGTAGAATATGGCACTTTCAGAACTATAGTTCCAATGCCGACTTAGGATATCAATTCTCACCAAAGACTGGATTCAAGTTTGATAGTATAGATATAGATATGGATTTGGAAACAAGTACAGTAGCCATCACATACAATGAGGTTTCTAATTCTGGTATATCTGCTAACTTATATGCACAGGAATTTGCAATACTTAGTTCGGGGAAAATAGAACCAACATATTTAAATACATTAAGGACTAACTCTCCAAGCGTTGATACTACAGATGTATATATAGCTAAATACAAACGAGGAGCTTTAGCATTATATGGAGCATTCTATGTTACTAAGGTAAGCACTACGCTAATGACTGAACATGTAGAATGGGTTGCAGGTACTAAGAACTCAACGGCTAAGGCAGGCACTTATATGACTGGTAATTTAGGAGCATCTAAAATATCTCTGTTTAGCTACGAATATAACGGTACGTACTATGTGAGGTGCTAAACCATGCTACAACAGTTGGTGGAGGAAGTTATATATTTGCTCAGACATATAATGTGAATAACTCAGATTGGAATACCAATAACCTCCGAGCATTCTCCACACAAAACGTGTATGACCTAGAGTTTAATCGTTCACGAGATGGTAAGATATATGCGATGTGGGCAGAAAATACGAGTATATACTCATGTTATAAAGAATTAGAAACTGGAAAATGGAGTTCAGCTAAACCTTTAGGACTAACTTTACAACCTAGAAATGGTGGAAAAATCTTTACCACATTACACAACTATCCAAACAAGTTTGGAGTATATCCAGGATTATTATTGTTAAAGCTTAACACATCATCGGGGGAAGACAGTATAGATTACTACAATCATGAATCAAATTCAATAGATGAAGGATACGAACTAACTTTAGATGGACCGGTAACAACTCAAAGTGGAACAAGAGTATACTTCTTAGATTACGACTTAGAGGTTAGGGCAGAAGATAAATCAGAAGCAGTAATTACTTTAGATGAAATAACACCAGAGTATTACCAATACAATGCAAACTTTACAGATAAAGAAGAAGCTAGAGACATAACTATAAAAGGACGTAATACAAGGCTAACAACGTTATACTACTATAATTATTAGGAGGTACAAAGATGGGAGTTGTAATCAACCATTCAGTTATAAATAAAATACAAGAAGAAGAAAAAAACAATTTTACATTACAGAGTTTAGGGCAACAACTAACTCAAGAAAAAATTAAAAATATGCAAAAAGATGCTATAATAAATAATTTGGGTAAAGAATTAACCCAAAATAAAATTAGAAATGTTACAAAATAAGGGAGGTAATTTATAATGGAATTTTGGATTTTAGCATTTGAACAAAAATGGATAGATGCAGAAATGTTAAAAGGTGCAGTTAAAACAGAAAAGTTCCCTTTTGGAGAGATAACTCCAAAACAGTATAAAGAAATAACCGATATAGATTTTGAAATAGAATAATTTATAAAGGCAAAGTAGGACCATACTAGGTCTTTTATTTTTGCCTATTTTTAAATAAGAGAGGTGTAAGATGGAAAATGAAATAGTTAAAATGGTTGCTAGTCAAGGAGTGTTTGCGATATTTTTCGCTTATCTCCTTTTTTATGTATTAAAAGAAAATTCAAAGAGGGAAGGAAAATACCAGGATATTATTTCTACACTTACAGATAAATTTAGTATTTTAGATGATGTAAAAAAAGTGTAGATAAGATAGAGGAAAAGTTAGAAAGGTAGGTGTTTAAATGGAGTTTCTAAAACAATTTCTACAGATAAAAAAGATAATAGCATTATTAACTACTATAGTATTTTGTATTCTAAGTACAAAAGGAAATTTATCAAGTACAGAATTTTTGAGTGTATTTACATTAATAATAGGATTTTATTTTGGACAGTCTAGTGCTAGACAAGCGGTAAAAGAAAGTAAAGAGCAGGAATAAACCTGTTCTTTTTTAATTAAATTTTTAGGAGGTATTTATATGAAAATAGGAATTGATTGTGGACATACATTAAACGGTGCTGATTACGGAGCAGTAGGAATAAAAGCAGAATCTAATTTGACTAGAGAGGTAGGAACTAAAGTAATAAGTAAATTACAAGCTTTAGGTCATACAGTTATTAAGTGTTATAAAGATACTTGTAGTAGTTTAAATGATAGTTTAAGTTATAGGGTCAATACAGCTAATAACAACAATGTAGATTTATATGTAAGCATACATTTTAATTGCTATAATGGGAGTGCTTATGGTACAGAGGTTTTTACTTATGGAGGGAAAGAATTACAACAAGCTAGAGCAGTATTAAACAATATTTGTTCATTAGGCTATACAAATAGAGGATTAAAAGATGGTTCTAGTTTATATGTATTAAAACATACGAAAGCTAAAGCAATGCTTATAGAATGTTGTTTCTGTGATAATGCTGGAGATATGAATAGATATAATGCCGAAAATATGGCTAATGCTATAGTTAAAGGATTAGTAGGTACTGCAGTAAGCACACCAAGTCAACCACCTACAAATAATAATAGTGGGTGGATTAATTTAGATGGGAAAACAGGTACTATATGCACTCCAAGTGGTGTAAATGTTAGAGAAAAGAAATCAATGTCTAGTAGAATATTAGGGGCTTTACCTAATGGTGCAAAAGTACAATTATATAGAAAAGAAGGAGATTGGATACACATCTATTATCCTCCACATGGTGGATATGTTTATGGTAAATATGTAAGATATTAATTAATTTTAAAGGTACTCTCTTTTATGGGAGTATCTCTTTTTTATTTTATTCAAAATCACAGGAGGAATTTTTTTACATATGTAGAATTATATATATAATAGTTTTTT